GGGTTGAAAATCCCAGAGCCGCTGATACAGCTGCCAGCCACGCGAAAAACTGGGTAATTACATTACCTGACTGGTCATTCATACGATGCATTCCACACCTCCGGGTCCGGGGTGCTGTGTGTTAAAAAATGAAGTTAAATTTTGCGGAAAGCGTACGACGCGACGCCTTTACGCCCTAACTGGCATTCGATTGTGTTTTGCTCTGCGCAGGTGAAGCCCTGCTCTGCAAACCAGCGCCTGATACCTTCATCAGTGAAATACCAGATGTGCTCGTTCTTTCTGAAATGATGGGAGCGGAGAATGTCTCCGGCATCAGTGAAAATCGGGATCGACACGAACACGTATTCACTGGCCTGCTGTACCGCCAGCTCCGGCTCGTCGATGTGTTCAAGTACATCCCACATCGTCAGTGCTCGCCACTTATTGGCGTAGAGATCTGCGAATGCGCCCCGCTCTTTCAGCCAGGCAATACCAGCCGGATTAACGTCATACCCAAGCGTTCCCGGTCGGGTAGAGACGAACTGACCGGCACCGATACCAACGTCGAGAACAGGGCCGTGAAAATGGCGCTCCACCAGCTCAATACGGGATTGCGTTAAAGCTCTGCCCGTTTCAGTGTCGGCCAGCTGCTGATACTTTGCGAAATACTGCTCGTCATACGGGCGTGATGCCGGAACGGGATAACGTCCGATCCCCAGCTCCGGTAAAAATACCAGCCCGCTTTCCAGTTCCTGATAAAACGACTTCATGGAGCCAGGCCTCGAATTTATCGGAGAAATTTGAAATCCGCTTGTCGCAGTGGTGATCCCATGCTTCACAGCGGCAGTAATTGTCGGGAATTGCCCAGCCAACCCGGGAGAGGCCCATCGCCGGATCGGTTACGATTTCCGGGGCGTTGTGACCACCTCGCCCACCAGCGACAACGTACACCGGCGTTTTATAGGCAATAGCAGCAGGAAGCGCCCAGCCCACCGGCGTAACCACCACGGCGGCGTGCTCAATCAGGCGCATCAGCGATTTGAAGTTGAGCTGGCCGGAGTGCATGCGCAGATCTGCTTCGGGAAGTTCACCGACGGCCCACTCCTCCCCCTCCTGCAGGTCAGCCACGCTGATTACGCAGAAATGCTTTCTCAGTAGCCGGGATGCCTGCAGCAGGTAATCCGGATCAGGATTACGGGAGTCGCTGCGCCATTCGCTGCGAACAGTTGCCGGACGAATTACCGCGATCGGCTTTTCAGACGTAAATTCAGCGGGTCCGTAAGAGGGCAAGTCGAGTTCTGACGGCTCGGTGCCAAACTGCTGGCGCATCGCGTCAAATATTGAACCGCGCCGTAGATGATCCGGACCGTAGAAAATCCGTTTTGTCTGGCGCATATCTGGCGGCAGGTGAAAAGCAGCCTGCGTCCGGTACTCGTTTTTGCGCTGCGTGCGGAGCGTTGTAAAACTGCGAACGGGCAGAACGGGCAAATCTTCATACAGTTCGGGCCAGGCGGTCCGGATATAAGTACCGGCGGGCAACTGCTTAACGAAAGCGCGCTGGTAGATGTTGTCACCCATGCCCAGCATGCCTTCAATGAATAGAGGAACGTTTAACATGCTACCTCGCGTATAGCCTCATTGAGGCCGAGACGCCGGAAGCACTTAAGCGCTGTCTGGCGGCTACTGTTGATGATATTCACCTTACCGGCCAGCGCTCTGGCGGTAGTGGCAAACTCCCCGCGCCATCTCGTAACACTCTCTGCTGTTGGGTTATCAAGCCCGACGTGATCACCATGCCAGTGACTGCCGTCATTAATGGAGCAGTCAAACCCTAACAGGATGATGTTTTTCGCCCCCAGGCTGGCAGCAAACAGAATCGAGCGCTGCCCGGAGTTGAAGGCCCACCGTGTATCTGTATCAAACAGATTTAGCCCATAGCGTTTATGAGCCCGGTAATTACAGGTCCAGCGAGAGGCGGAGGACGGCAGAACATCGATGTTTGCATCCCACCAGCGCAGATCACCCGCGTAAATGTATTCACAATCAGGCACGGCTTGCCAGGTGGAGTTAACAGCAATAACCGGCAGCCCCGATCCGGATATCAGTTCGCAATCTGATTTATTGAGAGACGGGCCGGATGCACAAATGATGAATGTATTCATTCGCGGCGACCAAATTTAGGCATAAAAAAACCCGCTCGGAGGCGGGTTTGATTTCGTGCAGGCGCAATAACCTACGATTTGAAGCATACACGACAAGTTCGGACAAAATCAAGCTTAATGTGGCTAATATGCTAAATTTTGTTCACATCATCACGAAAGCTCGTTGCGTCCTGAAACGCCGAGTCTGCTTTTTGTTCTTCTCTGTAGCAGACGTCGACAAGCCCCTCCAGAAACGGTTTCCAGTTACGGGTCCATGTTCTGACGTGCAGATCCGGGACTCGCTTCAGTATCGCTTTATAGGCTGCAGTAGACGGCACCCCAGAAAATCCATTTCCGCTGCAGCGCTCGCAGGTTTTAAACACCGGTGCGCCGCGCTCGCTTGTGGCTTTGCGGTCGAGCACCTCACCTTTGCCGCCGCAACGGCATCGGGCCAGCAGCTCACCTTTACCGTTACATGCCGCGCATTTGCGCTTGACCAGTTCGTGCTTGATTTTCGGCGGTACGATTTCCATTCCGTCAGAGTTGAAGACTCCAGGATGTTTGATCACATCCTCATACTGAGAGGTTAATCCGCTACCGCTGCAGCTGTGACACGTCACGCTGGTTTCCGCAGAACGGGAGTATTCGGCAAAGGCGAATTGTGCGAGCACCATCATGCACCAGCCAAACTCGCCTGCCGCTGCTTTACGTACGTTCCTGGGCGCTGATTCCATTGCATGACGCGCCAGAGCCTGTACAGCCAACTGCTCATCGCTTTTGCTGATCCCGGTCTTACCAAAGAAGGCCGCCAGACCAAACCGCGCTCGGCTGCTGGTGGTACCAATGGCCGCCATAACATCGGTGCCGGTGATACGATCCGGAGAGGTTCCTTTCACGTCGTCGCTGATGTGCATTCCCTGAGGGCTAAAATGTTTGAGTGATGCCTCCAGTTTCATTCTTCACACTCCCCTACCAGGTTAAGAATCACCGCCGCGCCGTGGTTTTCCATGTACTGGGCCTTTTCACTTTCAAGGAACCAACGACATACCTCGATAGCTTCAGCTCGCGTCACGGGTTTGATGGTAGCAAGCAATTTTTCAAGGTAGCGCTCGCGGTCATATACCGATTCGTGATGCTCGGAGTAACCAAACTCATAGCCCTGTTCTTTAGTTGCAGTGTGGCGAACGCTGTAGAGCCAGTCCCAGTAAACAAACTCACGAACAACGTCAGAAAGCGTATTGGGCTCTGGCAGCACATCACGATAGCCTTCAACAAATGCCCGGCGCTGTTCATCAATTTCGTTCATACGGCTGCCGTTAATGCTGCCAGCTTTCTTCTCGGCCGGAGTCCATCCCCAAAGGTGATCGTCGATAAATTTCGAGGAAGACATGATTACTCGCTCAGCTTCCAAATCTTCGAGTGCTGCATCATAGCTGCCGAACGTAGCCCTGACCGATGCTGCTTTTTTGATACTCTCCCGGGCGTTCTTGATAGCCCGAGCCGGGTTATCCATACCGATGGTACCGAAAGCAACCTGGAAAGGATCGCCACCATTCGCCAGCAGATAACGCGAATAGCGTTCCTCGGCCTCTTTTGGGGAGATTTTAATTTTCTCCAGCGCGGCTTCAGCTGCGTCCAGATGCGCGGGTTCGTTAAGGCGGATAACCTCCAGCACCCAAAGATAAGCATCCGTCTGCTTATGCCCGGTGATTCTCCGTTGCTCGGGCAGAGGCTTGATGTTTGCGAGGGCGGAGCTGTGCGCTGCCGTCGGGATGGTGAATAGTGCTTTATGTTCTTTGTTATCAGTACGCATTACGCCGCCGCCTTTTTCTTGTGGAAAACCAGCTCACGAACCTGATCACCGTTCATGAGCATATTGTTGAAATCATCGTGATCCGGCCAGTACACGCTCACACGCTGCAGGTCATTCTTTGCCAGCAGATTGGCATGAGCGCATTCATACGCAGCCGCCAGCCCGGTAGCGCTGTTCTCGTCGCGGTCGGCAAAAATAATCAGGTGCTTAACACCAGCAGGAACGCGGAATTTCTTCATGAAATTTGCCGTCATAGTCGCCCAGGTATTCACGTTATAAATCTGGTGCGCAGATAGGGCCGTTTCGATGCCTTCGGCAATGCCCAGGGTGCTGGCGACCGGGAACATACGGATCGCAACTGACCGGGCATGATCGAGATAGTTATCTTCCTGTAGTGATTTCTGTCGCTTTGCGCTGGCCCCGATATCAGCCTTTTTTGCGCCATCGAGTAACGTCTGGTGGAGGTAACACAGCTCCCCTTTATCGTCTGTTGCCAGTGAATAGATCGACTGATAGACACGGCCGTTATGCCGTTGCTTTGGGTTTAACCGTACCGCCTCGGCTGGAAGCTTAAAAATACCGCGAGAATTTAGGTAATCGGCGCCGGAGGTACCGCGCAAAGGAGCCATTTTTGCAAAATTGTTGAGTACCTTTTTCCGCAGTTTAGAAGCGTCACTGGCTTCAGGCACTTTGTCACGCCTGAACGTATTTCCGATCAGCTCATCAATTTCGCGGCAAACTTCGTTAAACGGTTTGCCCTGGGTTTTGGTAACCAAGTCCAATCCCGTACCGTAGCCGCAGGTGCAAATCCAGGTTCCCGCGCCGTCGCGGTCATCGATGCGGAATTTACCAATCGAATCACATAGCGGACATTTGCCTCTGAAATGGTGTTTACCGGTGATCGGCGGCAGTCCGTAATGTTCGAAAATCATTGCCCATTGACCTTTTGCTGCTTCTGCCGTCTTCATGCTCGTTTTCCTAACTGCTGTCTGATATCGCTAATCGCTTTCTGTGCATGTTGTACTGAGGATGGAGCTGCCGCGCTGGGTGCATCATGCAGGCTCTTGGCCTTCTCCTGCCCTCTCGCATACTTAATCAATTTGTGCCGGATAAAATTAGAGACAGTCGGCGTAATGTCCATCGGGTAATCGCTCAGGCCGTTCGGCCATTCGCCAAAGCGTTCGCGGAAGGTGTGAGCACACCAGGCATCGCTGACAGGCTTTTTCCCCTGCGATACGCGCTGGCGCTGATAGAATTTGATCTGACTCCACCAGGCCTGTTTCTCTGCCTTAGTGGGCTGATGCTGGTTTTTACCCAGCTTTTTGAGTTTGCGGCCGGTGTCGGTATCGACGTCCTCACCGCCCAGCGGCTTATGCCCACATTTCGGGCATACATAGACGCCAGCTGGCTTCATGTAATGGCATTGAGAGCATTCGTGTGGCAGCTTTTCGGCCCGTTCCTCAGCTGCGCGGCGCGCGCTTTCCTCCATGCCGTCAGATTTACCGGGAAGATCGTCGTACTCGATTGAATCCGGATAACCCAAACGGTGTACGGTGCCGCTGTGATCAAAGATGAGGCAGGACTCTTTACCCGGTGCGGTGCGCAGGCCACGCCCGAGCGCCTGCAACCAGCGAATTTCGCTTTTTGTTGGCCTGGCGTAGATGATGCAACGAACGTCACTATCGAAGCCGGCCACCAGAACGCCCACACTAACGATGATTTTCGTTGCACCGGTTTCAAAGCGGTGAATGATGGTCTGGCGCTCATCGACTGGAGTGTCGGCGGTCATGACCTCAGCATTAACACCCGCCAGGTTAAACTGGATTGTCAGGTAATTGGCGTGGGCTACGTTGACGCAGAAAGCGATGGTAGGCAGATCCCGGCCATTCTCCAGCCAGTTCTGTACGATGTCGCCCACCAGCGTAGAGCCGCACATGATTTCAGCCAGCTGCGTTTCGTTGTAATCGCTGCCGTACTCAAGCGATGCTTTGGTTTTAACACCTTTCAGATCCGGCGTAGTTGGCGCGTAAAATTCGTATTTACTCAGATCTCCACGCTGGATTAACTCGCCGATGGTGGTCGGCTTAATCAGTCGGTCATAGTATTTGCCCAGGAACGGGGAAAACGGAGTACCCGACAGGCCAATCACCTTTACGCCTTTGCCGCGCAGACGTTCAATATCCTTCAGGATGCGTTTTTTACGCAGGTGTGCTTCGTCGATAATCAGCAGATCGATATTTTCAGGAAAAACACGACGAATAAGCGTGTCGGCGCTGGCAATCTGAATTTTCCGGTCCGGATCGTAGTTCGGGTGATCCGCCCAGATATAACCGATTTCATCCCCCGGTAATCCATACTCCACAAACCGATTAGCCGTCTGACCGATCAGGATGGTGTACGGTGCACAGAACAGGACGCGCATACCACGGCTGACAAACCCGGCAACGATGAAGGCGGCCAAACCCGTTTTACCGCTACCGGTTGGCGAATACACCATGAAGGTGTCGTTTGCCTTCCAGTCACGGCGCAACATGTTTAGCGCTCGTTCCTGTGCAAAATTCGGCGTGATCGTCAGCTCCATTGTGCAGCTCCCGTGCTGATGAGATAATAATTTTGTGATGTGGTTTTCATGGATTCCCCCTCACATGGCTGGTGGCCTCCCCAAAGGCTGCCAGCCTCCCTTCTGATTCAGCTCCTCTGAAAAATCACTCTTCCAGGAAGAACCCTTTTCGTTTCTCAGCGCCTGAGCGCTTTGTACTACCTTACTGATACAGGCGTTTTTTTAAATTGCGCCCTTAAGACAGTGATCTATCTAACCAATGGATCTCTCCTGTTGGAAAAGACCCTATTCCTGCCCCTACACCCAATCCCCCCTTACCCCCCTTTCCCTCTTCCCCATAAAAACGTACTACTTCCCTAGTACATATGAGGAGTTGGGTCAGTTGGTTGCCAACCTGAACAGGCACCTTTAAGCCTGCTTCTGTTCGGGTACCTTTAAACCCGAAACAATCAGGATCGCGATTGCGTTCCAGCCAGGGGAGGTTCGGCGGTATACCCCTGTAAAGCTCTGCCCTGATTTCTCACAAACAGGCGAAGCCTTGTGTTTGCTTCATGCCTTGCCCGGTTCTCCTTGCGGTAGGAAACGGGTTCAGATTCAAACGTCTCCTGATACACAGCTGCATAACGCTGGATAGCTTTTTGTCGTGCAGTTGGTGTCAGGCTAAGTAACTGCTGCTTGATCCACTCGGCATCAGCTTTTGAGTGGGTATCCGGCAGCAGTGCGTTATCGAAGTTGCTCTCCGCTATGTTCATCGGAAAAAACCTCATCCAGACTGGTTTCATATCCGAGCTGCTTAAAGGCGCTCACAATGCGTTTCCCAACTTCAATATCTGGGATTCGACGACCAGTTTCGTAGTGGCTAACGGCCCCTTGAGAGCTAGCGATCAACGCTGCCAGCTCCCCCTGGGTCACTTTTGCTTTCAGCCTTAGGCTCTTAATACCGCTCATTCGGATAGTTCCTATCTAAATAATACATAACGTACTATACACACATAAAACAATAATACAAAATGGAAGTTGCTCAAAAAATACGGATTGTAATAATCATGTCTATGAAACAGAGATGGCAGGACCTGGCGAAATCCAGGATGAAAGAAGTCGGAATGACTCAAGAACAGCTAGCTGAAGCACTCGGTATGACACAGGGTGGGCTAGGCCATTGGCTGAACGGAAGACGTGAACCTAACCTGGAGGTCATAGCAAAAATTTTTAAAATTCTACAAATGCCAGGTTTTGTGGTTGACGCTGACGGCGCAGTGAGCGACGCAAGAGCTGATCACAATGTGTCATTTCACGCCATGAATGAATCGAAAGGAAGCTACCCCGTAATCAGTTGGGTCAGCGCAGGGGATTGGATGGAAGCAGTGGAACCATATCATAGGCGCGCGATCGACCGCTGGTATGATACAACCGTGGAATGTTCAGAAGATTCATTCTGGTTAGATGTCAGAGGGGATTCGATGACATCGCCAGCTGGGCTTAGCATTCCTGAAGGCATGGTTATACTGGTCGATCCTCAGGTTGAACCCATCAACGGAAAGTTAGTTGTCGCTAAGCTCGATGGGGATAACGAGGCCACTTTCAAAAAGCTGGTTATCGATGCTGGTCAACGATTCCTCAAGCCGTTAAACCCTCAATACCCGATCATTCCCATAAATGGTAATTGCCGTATTATCGGCGTCGTGGTCGATGCAAAAATAACCAACCTGCCATAGTGCACAAGCCGCGAAAGCGGCTTTTTTTATTCCCTCCGTCACGAAATCAAACAAAAAAGCCTTAACAAACATCGAGATAAAAATTAATACATCAGATTAATCCGTTTTGTATTGACGCTTGTTAATACGTTATGTATTGTTTAATCATCAACAAGCAAACGGAGCAGGAAGATGAGCACTCAACAATTGGTATCTGAAAATGGTCCCATCCACAAGCTAGCTATGGATATTGATCGCGTGGTAAACGTGCTTGAATATGCCGAATCTGATCCAGATACTGGCTATAAGCCAGCAGCCCTCATTCAAATTTGCATTAACCAATTAAAGAAAAATCTTTCAGTTATAAATCGCGAAATCGGGCATGACTGGCCGGAGAACAAACAATGATAACTGATACTGTAGTTCTCAATAAAGATGAAACAAGCTCTATGGTCATGAGTTGGGCGCACGATATAACTTGTTGTTCATCTTCATTATGGTTACTCCTTGAAAAAATGACCTCCGAGGAAGAAATAAGAGAACACGCATTAATTACTTTAGTTGTAAAAACATTAGAAGAAGTAAACGAACAAATAAACAACTTCGAAATTAAATCACTATAAATAAAAACAATTAATAAAACGCCTTAAATGGTGTAACCAAACTCACCCCGAGGAAATGAAAATGCAAAATTCACTTTCTTTTAACGAGCCAATTAAAACACCACAAATGCTGTTCGGCTCTGACAATATTAATGATTTTGGAAACAGAGTTAAGAGCTGCAGGATGGAAGGTGATTCAATGCAGCCGACTATCGAACCCTGTGAGGTTGTAGCTTTCGTTGATTGTGGAGGGCGCGCTCTTACACCCGGCATCTATGTTTTTACGGGCGATGTTTTTGGCCGTAACTGCCTGTTCATCAAGCGAATGGAACCCTTTCCGGACGGGTCACTGAAGATTATTTCTGACAATCTCCATTACCAAACTTTCACGCTTAATGCGGATGAGCAAAAAGACATGCGTATACACGGAAGGGTTGTCGCCTCTTTGGCTGTGAGGCACTTCATATGACTTTCATCAAAGATAAAACGGCATATAGAACAGCATGCCTTTATGCGGCGTGTGGTTATGAGGTAATCGCTCGACTTTATCTTAAAAAAGCATATGGGAGATTGTAAATGTGGAACCCAAAAACAGCAGGGATAGATGAAATCCTTTTAGAGGCGGAGAACCTTAACACCATCCTAGAAATAGTAACAAGCAATAATGAGTTAAGCAAAAATCAAAAGGAATCATTACTAGGAATGGCTCTTAACGCTTCGGCAAATTTATTGTACTGGTGTGAAGAAGAGGAAAAGCGACGTGAATAACTTAATCAATACGTATCGCCGACGAATTTTAAAGGCTGCGTTATTACGCCACCAGCGTAAAACCGGAAGCACCTGCATCATTATTAATATGCCTAAGGGTGGAATAAACACAGTCGAATTAACAGAAATACTGTTTGATGGTCTGTTGAGACGATTCGAAAAGCTGGCTCTCAGTGAATACGGGAATGTCGACGGCGTAAAAGCCATCAGAGGAATTTACAGCAACGCCGTGGATGTGAATGGCAGCGGTGAGTTCCTGACAGAAAGCGGAAAGGCATTAATCGACGATCTCATTGCTGAGCTGGTCGAGTTTGCCAAGAAACAAGAATCAGTCACTGCGGAGACAAGCCATGAGTGAACAGACACCAATTATCACGCACGAACCAGTAAATATCGTGCTGACGATCGAGAACGGGAAAGTTATCCACGCGCGCCCGGTTCAGAACGGCGAGGTTACAGCATCGCTGGAGACTTTTTTATGGATGGCTGAGCAAGCCGGTTACACGATCACCCCACCAGCAGGAGAGAAGGACAATGGCCCTGACAGCGATACGAATTCCTGAGTGGGTGCACCTGCAGGCGGTCCATGTACTCCGCCAGTTCAGAGCCAGGCGTATTCATCCCTGCCGTATGCACGGCTCCGGAAACCTGAGCCTGAGGGTCAATCGCCGCTGGCGGCTGCTGTCCCGAGACGGTGGCCAGAACTGGGAAGTGATGAGCCATGAACGATACAGCAAACTGAAGGACAGAAAATGAAAGCGCTTTTCCTTTCTCTGCTGTTTGGCCTGTTGTTGGTGGCCGTCGTGTTCGGCTCGCTGATTGAGTACAAATTTTTGATGGATTTCGGGAGTTGATTATGAAAACGGGACAACAACCAGCTTACCCATGCCCTCGCACTGATTCTCCTCAGGGCATGACTTATCGCCAGTATCTTGTAAGTCAGCTCGCGCCGGTAGTCGCTGCTCAGTTCTTCGAAAGTAGCGCATGGACCGACTACGACGACATGGCCGGCTCTCTGATGATGATGGTCGACAGCATTATTGAAGCTGAAAAGGAGACAGCACAATGAGCAAATCAGCAAAAGAGCTTTATACCGTGCCTGAATGGATGCGCCCGTACCTTACGTTATTCCAAAACACTGGAGGTAATGACGTTGAGGATCTGCTGCACGATGAAGACACCAATATGTTCGCAAATAGCATTCGGTACATGTTGATCGTGTCCGCTCGTTCACAATTCGGATTGCTGATGGATATGTATAAAAATGGGCAGATTATCGAGCTTGAAACGATGAAAACAGCCTCTGTGGGTGAAGATTATCAGTCAGCGATCGACATCTTGCGCGACAGAGCTGCTCGCGAACTCGATGGTGGTTTTCGCTCACATCACAACGCCCTGATTTACGCAGCTAATGAACTGGAAAATGCCCAGGCTTTCGGGCGGGAGGTCAGCCATGAGTCTTGACTGTGTACCCCTTTCTACATACTGCAGGGACGCGGGGGAAACGGTAGAAGCCGTTAACAAACGGATACAAAGGGGGTTATGGAAGGAGGGAGTACATGTATTAAAAGTCGATGGCGTTAAAGAACGCTGGATTGACTTAACGGAGGTTTCAAAGTGGGCAAGAAAGAACAAGGATCATTATCTCTCCCAAGAGGAGTAACCATCCGCCAGCATAAAACTGGCGACACTCTGGTTATCACGTTCACATACAAGGGGGTTCTGTGCCGGGAGCCCCTCTCCAAAATGGAAGCAAACGCGCGCGGTGTGAAGTACGCCGAGCGCCTGCTCGGGGAGATACAAAACCAGATCGTCAGTGGCACCTTTGAATATGCGAAATATTTCCCCAACTCCAAAAAGCTGGAGCTGTTCGGGGTAGTGAAGAAGACCAAAAATATAAAGTCTTACCTGGACGAGTACCTGAAAATCTGCCAGAACCGCAACCTGTCCCCGTCGACTATCAACGGTTATGAAAAATGCCTGTCGGCGCTGTCAGCTCTGCATAAACTCCACGTGTCGGAACTGACGCCAGCGGTCCTTAAAAACTGGATAGCCAGCCGGAAAACAAAGCTGAAAACGACCAGGAATAACCTTTCGTTTCTGCGCAGCGCCATCGATGAAGCTGTTACGGATGGCCTGCTGACCATTAACCCGGTAACCCTCGTCAGCGCCAGCCGGTACCACGTGATCGACAGCAGCCCGCGCGCCGACGATTACGAGGTTGACCCGTTCACGCCAGCGGAAACGCTCGCCATTTACCAGAGCTGCAGGTACCCGGAGTGGGAAAACCTGTTCCGCTTTGCTTTCAATACTGGTCTGCGGAGCTCCGAACTGTGCGCGCTGCGCTGGCCTGATCTCGACACCATCGCGAACACAGCCCACGTTCAGGCGGCCAGTGTCGTAGGGGTACTTAAAGGCACCAAGACAAAAGCCGGTACCCGTAAAGTGGAGCTGAACAGTGAGGCGCTGGCGGCCCTGCAGGCGCAGAAGCAATACACCTTTATGAAAAGTGAGTTCATATTCAGCGACCCGAAAACGGGAGAACCCTGGGCGAACGCGGACGCTATCCGTAAAAAAGCATGGGTGCCGACCCTGAAAAAAGCTGGCGTGCGCTATCGTAACCCGTACCAGACGCGGCACACATTCGCCACCAAGCATATTAGCCAGGGCGTTAACCTCTTCTGGCTTGCCGGACAGATGGGCCACAAAGGGCCGGAAATGATATTCCGCAACTACGGTAAATACCTGGCTGAATATGACGGTAAAACTGCGATTTCAGCCGCGCTGTAGCGGGGGAAATATTTCAAAATGTTGGACAGAATCAGGACGTTAGACAGACCTCAATATGCACGTAAAATGCACCTGAGGTATATAACAGCAAGAGAATTGTTTATTTTCAATGAGTTAAATACCTTTAGGACGCGAGTTCAACTCCCGCCAGCTCCACCACTTTTGATAGGACTGCAACC